AAAAAGATTATAAAAATTCTAAAAAAATAAAATTATGTACTCAAAATATAACTAAATGAAAAAATAACTCAATATAATAATCAAGTTATCTTTTCTATAAATTATAAATCAACAATTATAATTACTGATTATTATTAAAATCCTTCCAATCCTTATTTACAATTCTACGATTCTTATAAGAATAGCGACTATCCCTGTTGCGCGAAAGCTGTGTCTTATTTGTATTCTGAATTTGAATTTCCTCATTATGATCGTTATACTTTCTCAACTTCTTATTTAGAAGATTGTTAAGATGATTTAGATTATAATTATCAGAGAATTCATCATTCAGGATAGCAATAAGAGTATTGTAAGAGTGATTCATTGATAGTTTGGTATTAACTTTTTATAAAAAGTTAAATCAATTTTTATATTTTTAATTATAAATTAGAACATTTTTATAATCAAAAAATATATTAATAAAAAAATATAAAATATTAATAAAATATTAAAATAATTATTCTATGTTGTGATATTATATTGTATATTTTTATTAATGTTGCTATTGTCATATTCATCTAAATCATTTATAGTGTTACTCGAATTCAAAGCATCGTGTAATGTTCTGTCTTCAATTTTGTTTTTTTCAATAATAAACATAATTGAAATAACTAAACAATAGAAAATTAACATAGTAATTAAAATGCTATAAAAAACCAAAAATATTATTAGAATATCATTTAATATATAGCAATTAGTATTATTAGGCATAAGTTAATAATAAAAATATAAGATTATAATCATTTTTTATAGTTTTCCACCACGAAGTCGCGAAACAAGATGTAATGTCGATTCTTTTTGAATATTATAATCCATTAGTGTTCTACCATCCTCTAGTTGTTTTCCTGCAAAAATTAAACGCTGTTGGTCAGGCGGGATACCTTCTTTATCTTGAATTTTACTTTTAATCATTTCTATAGTATCTGAAGATTCAACCTCTAATGTGATAGTTTTACCTGTTAATGTTTTAACAAATATTTGCATTATTATACTATAATATAATTATATATTTATATATATTTTATTTATAGATTTTTTAATATAATTTTACTTATATTATATATAGAATGATATCTAAAGATATATCTTTATTTGATAATACAGAAGATTATTTACCTATTTTAACTGCTATACTTATTGTTGATGTCATTGGTATAATTTTATCATATTCCAATATTATATCAAGTCAATTTTTAAGATTATGGTATATTAGATTTCAATTATCAGCAGTATTAGCAGATGTACTCATCATATTAATAGTTTTTATAATTGCTAGATACATTTATTATTATATTTTTGATGAGTATTCAATACTAAATTTTATAATTTTAATGTTAATATTACAGATAACTCATGATATACTATTCTATTTAATGATTACTTCTATTAAAAAAGGTTCGAATAAAATGATTGACGTTTTTAAAGATTATGCAGATGAAATGTCATATTATGCAATTATTGGTGATAGCATAATGATTATTGCATCAGTTATTTTAGCATCTTATCTTGCAAATTTAGATAGTAATACTATTATAATTATATTAATAGTATTTTTGTACTTATTACAATTTATTTTATATAATTATTAAATTAAATGAATAAAAATAATTAATGTTAAATTATGTTAATAACTTTTTTTTATTAATTTCATTAGGATTCCAAGATATATATATCATATTTGTATTCGGTTCAGGAAGTATTTGAACAAAAAATCCATTATTTCTCAATGATTCTACAACATATTTAACACAATCTTCAATTTTATATAAAGGTTTTCCATATATATAATACGGGATTTCGTAAAATATATTCATACCTCCAATAGTAGCACTATTTTTTATTTTTTTATGACAAATATTAATTATATTATCAAATGTAATATATTTAGATAGTTCTTTTTTATCTCGAAGATTATATAATTCAGACAATGATATCTTAGGAGGCATTGTTTTTAATATTTATATATATTTAAATTATAATTCTTTTATCTTATTATTATCTAATTCATATTGAGATAATACATAATTCTTCTTTCTATTTGTAAAAGTAATACTTGTTATTTCTTCTTTATAAAATCCTTGTCTATATATACTATTAATCATATCTTGATCTATAGCATAGTTATAATATTTTAAATCGGCTATTTTTAGACTATCAACTCTATCTCTTAAATCTTCAGTATCATTTGTAGATTTTGAAATATAAAAATATGGGTTCTTTTTATGATTCATTTTAAATTCTGGATTAATATAAAAAGGAGATTTATTATGTTTCATTGTTGCAGAATAAATTTCACTTCCATACATAGTTTCTACTTTATTCTCAAAAATTAACATACCATTTATATATAATCTACATAATGCGCGATTTTTAGTTAAAATATTATTATTATCAGCAACCTCTTTAATTACTATTGAAACCATAAACCATTTATTATTAAATGTAATATCATATATACCTAACATATTATTATTTTTATCTTTCCAATCTCCTGAAGAATTTTGATATTCGCATCTTTTATAACTGGAATTATTTTGATATGAATCAGGCGATAATATATTATTATAATCAATTGCTAAACTAGTTCCATCGTGATTTATTCTAACTAATGGATTTTTTGTAATTAAATTAATAAAATCACCACTAGTACCATTTTCAGTACTACTTTTAAATTGACAATTATAATTATTTTTATTAGAATAAAATATTTTCTCACCTTTGTAAAATAAAACTATATCTTTTTTATTGGTAGTAGTTTCATCAGGGTCTTTTAGTTTAGATAATTTATTTTGATCTACATATAACCAAAAATTATAACTATATTCTGCCCCTCCTTGCTGATTTATAGATGGTGATAAATCTTTATAATATGTATGTGATTTATTAATAGTATTATATTTCATTTCCGGATAAACATAATCATATATTCCTCTTATTATTTCTGTTTCTTTTCTAATGTCATTATTTCCTTTGAACATATGGCGAAGTTCTATTAGATAGATATTATATGCCACATATCCCATTAATAATAATATTATTAAAGATATTATAATTTGTGTAATAGGGTGATACTCTTCCATATTTATTTTTTTTTAACTATCTAATTTAAATATGGAAATAAAAATATAATAAAAATTATATATTAATAATATTATTAATATTAATAATATAGAACTGGATCACTGCTATTTAATTTATATATTGGATTTCTAATTCCGTAAGCAGTTAATCCAACACTAGATAATCCGCCTTTTATTGGTCCTTGCGAATATTCTTTATATATATCATTTCTGTTTAAATCAAAATTAAATATAGTAAATCTACTTAAAAGACCAGAAAATCCAACATTTATATTATCGTTAATCGGTGTTTCTAAACCACCTACATATAATGTTCCTATATGTTCTAAATTTAATTTACCAACATTTATTTGTATATTAGGATCATTAGTTAATTCTTTAATATTTTTATTATTTAATGTTTCTACGAAATTACCATCTATATAAGTTGTAACACTTCCACCACCATTATCATTTAATACAACAGCTACATGAACCCATCTTTGAATAGGTATATATTTTATATTAATACCACACATATAAGTTCCGCCTGAATTTTCAATAGATACTTTATTAAATGATTGTGAATCTTCTTTGAAACCTACGGATTTTTCATCAATAGTACCAAAACGAAAGTCTAAAGAATTATTACGTTTATCTAATCGAATACATAATGATGATTTATTAATTTCAGAGGGACTATTTTTCTTAGCAGTTATTGTTGCAAAATGTCTAAAATTATCACCTTGTAATGAGTTAATATCTAATATATATATCCAGAAACAATAAGTTCTTTTATTACCATTGCCGCTATCTAAAACATCACTAAAAGCTAATTTAGTATGTTTTGAACATAATATTGGTGTTTCTGTTCCAGATATTAATATTTTTTTCTGATATATTATATTATCAACAATGATATAATATATAATATAACATACTATAGCAGCAAGTATTAAAAGAATTATTATAAAATATATAGAACTTGAACTATTTGTAACAGTGTTCATCATAGCCTCTTTTGCATTTTGCATAGTTAAATTATTTACAGCAGTTGAAACTATCTGCGAACTAGCATTAATAGCATCCGACCCCTTATTTACAACTGGGTTATTTACTATACTATCTTTAGTAGTTGATACATAATCTTCAATTGATTTGCTTATATTTTCCATTATACCTATATTTTCTTGAGGGGATCCTTTATTATTCATATTTTTTTGATTATCTAATTAAAGGAGATAAATTTTCTATTGCATAAATTAATATGATAATTTTGAATTTGATATAAAGGAAATTTATTATATTTGTAATTTTGTTTTATATTTTTTTTTTGTAAAGATAAATATGTCAAAATTTTAGTAAATTTTCCTAAATTGGGAGAAGCCCCTTTTTTATATTTAAATAACGATAAATAATATATACAATACGCAAATATTGAAATACAAGATTCATTGTTATTTTTATACATATAATAATCATATAAACACATTATATCTATAAATTGTTTATAATACTCTATTTTATATTTCAGCGATATATTACGATTATTTAATTCTATAATTATATTTTCGTGAAATTTTAGAGGAATTACCCATTGTTCTTTATTTATAATTCTTATAACCTTATTTCTATCAAAATTATTTAAATATAATATATTTATATCGACATTATCATCCTCTTCGTCTTCATATAAAATTTCCTCTTTTGTTTTTTCAATATTGCTAAATAATTTACTTAAATTTCCTTTTGATATATCATATAAATTATCTATATATTTTTTTGATAATTTTTTTGTATTTGAAGATGATAATAAAAAATTAGATATTTCTTCTTTTGTTGGAATATTTAAATTATATATTTTACATATTTTTTTTATATCACCGATCTTTTTAATTATTTCTTCATTCGCTAAACATATTATAGGGATATTTTTAATTTTATTATCAATTAATATTTTTAATAATGTAGCATTAATAGTTTTATCTGCCATATATATACAATCAAAATTATCAATTATAATTACTTTTTTTTTTATAATGTTAGTTAGTTGTTGTATAAGAGAAGATGTAGTACTTTTAAATATTAAATCATTTAATTCTGCTGAGTTATAACAATTATTATTACTAATATTTACAATTTCATAATTAATCATTGAACAAATTTTATTTATTGAATATGTTTTACCTATACACGTCTTTCCAGTTACTATAATGCAACTATCTTTTGATATTTTTAAATTATAATTAAAATTTTTTAACCAAATTAATATTTCTATATATGTATTTTTATTACCACATAACATATTTATAATATCATAATCTTCATTATTTAGCAATTCCATTTTTATAATTTATTTACATATATTATTTATATTATGTATATATACATTCTATAATTAATGTAAATATGAATAATAATAATGCAAATATAGGTAAAAATAAAATTACCGGAATAATAGTTGTTTCATCATTCATATCATAACCGAAGTTTTTCATTTCTCCAGCGGAATTAAACATAATTTTTGGTTTTAAAATAAATAGTAATATAACTATAATTAAATATATAGAAATACTTATAATTTTTCTAGAAAACATTCTTTATCTACTATTCTAATAAGGAAAGAAAAAAATGAATAATACGTTACTTATTATAATTATATTAATCATAATATTTATATTATACCTATTGTATTTATGTATGTATAAGTACGAAAAATTTTATAATTACGATGATAATGATTATGTATATATTAATGATAATATTGATAATATTAGTGAACCTAATAAACTTGCAATTACAAGTACTAAATTAATAGATATAATTGATAATATTAATATAAATAAAAATTTATCAAAAGAAGTT